CTATATCTTCCTGATGCCGAACTGCGCGACCTTCACGATCGAGTTCTGCGCCACACCAGCGGCCAGGTACAGACCCATGCGCGAGGTGATCACCGTCTCGGTCAGGTCAACAGTACCGCGCTGCGTCTCAAGTTGCCCGATGAAGCTGGCGGGCAGCGTGAACGGCTCCTGGTACTTGTCCATCGACCGATAGTAGATAGTGGTGGACGTGCCGCTGACGGGCTTGGTGAATGTCAGCTCAGCCTCCCAGCCCAGAATTCCGCGCGATGAACCAGCAATCTCCACGGCCGATACCATCTCGATGACGTCGCCGGCTGCCAGATTGCCCATTGTGACGTTGGCGATCGGCTGCACATACACATAGCCACCCGCCGCCGCCAGGGTTCCGCCCAGCTCAATGCACTGCGCCTCGCCATAGGCGGCAGGCTCCTTGTACCACCGCGTGGTGATACCGGTCAGGCCAGAGCCAACTGCCTTGTAGCCGTCCGCCAGCACAGACCCAGCCACAGCGTTCACTCCAGCCGGAAGCGTGCCGCCAGTACCCGCCAGCAGAGGATTGGCATTGAGGCAGCCGAACGGACGAATAGCCGAGTAGATATCGCCAGCGTCCGTAGGCAACGGAATGCCCGCGAATTCGAAGTTGGCGTTGATGATTGGCACCACTCGCGAACTGATGAAGTCGGCACCCAGGATGTTGGGGTGTAGGCCTTCCACGGTCATGGCCTCGGTGAAGCCGTCCCAAATGTTCACCACAGGTACGAACTGGCTCACGTAGCTGATTACCCACTCTTTATAGGCGATCGCATCAGCCAAAGCTTGGCCACTCAGCGCCTTGCTACCGAAACGCGGTGTGCCGGTGCCGACGATCAGGTACTTGCCTGGAGTGTTAAGGAACGCGGTTACGATCTTCATCACGTTGGCCTTGGAGTCGGCCAGCGTCATTCCCGACGTCGTGCTGTCGTTGGTGCGGGACAGCAGCATCCACAGATCGGCGGTCGATGAGGTGATGCAGGCAGGCAGCCTGGCTAGGAATTGTCCGGTGTGATCTCCGACCTTGCCTTGATTGTCAAGGTAGCTCGGAAACAGGCCGGTGCGCGCCGCGATCATCGCCGCGTAGCCATAGGCCTCGGTGCCGAATGCCGTCGCCGCGATGGTGTGGCAGTTTCCAGAGAAGCTATCGCCGAGCAGGCCCAGACCGCGACGGATCGGTTGGCGGATCTGGGGTTGGTTGATAAGAAGACTCATCGCGTCACCTCGAAGTAAGCGCCGGCATACGGGGTGATGCGCGTCGAGGAATTGCCGAGCTGGAGCAGATAACCGCCGTCTTTGGCGAAAGTGTCAGTCACAACCCAGTTGTCACCGGCTTTTTTCTCCACTGTCACAGTGCCGCCGTTTGCCTTGACGATCAGCATCGTCTCGCCCATGTATTTCTGAATCAGCTGCGTCGTGGCCATTTCGTTGTTCCGTTACTCAGAGGTAATCAAGGATTGGTAGGATCGCTCACACGCCAGCCCTGCTACTCGGGACTGGTCATAAGCCTTTGCCAGCTCTCCCGCTCGCGAGTCAGCCCGGCCGAGCAAGTCGGAGAGCACCATAGCGGCGCGGGTGGCTGCCTTGCCTCGCTCGGAAGCTCCGGTATCGCCGGGCACACAACCTGCTGTGGCTGCCAGCTTTCCTGCTTCGATGCGCAACCGGCCGCCAGCAGCGTCAGCGACAGCAGCATCAGTAAGCGCAGCGGTCTGTTCTTGTCTCGCATCGTTTGCCACCTGGTTGGCCGCTTTCTGGCGGCGTTGCTCTTCGGTCCGATATTCGGCGGTGGTTGTGGCCACGGCCTGCGACTGGGCGCTGACCTGTTCGGACCACTTCGCCTGCCACTGGCTGTCAGTCACGCTCACGCCGTGCCGGTATGCGCCGTACAGCGCACCTGCCACGGCCAGCAGAATCAGCAGCACACCGCCGACCCTGGCGTAAAGGCCGGTCACGCCAGCACCTTCAGCGCCCGGTCGTACAGCGCCTGCCGATCCGCCAGTCCATTGGTGCCTCCGTTGATTCTTCGGGTAATTTGAAGAAAGTCCCCTTTGTCGGCCAGCGAGTTCAGGCCACGGCTGCTCCAGTACCACGCTGCCGACATTGTGGCGTGCTCCGGCTGCTCGAGCAGTTCCGGGTGATGGATCAGGTCTAGGCCCAGCGCCTCGCCGCATTCGGCATAGTTGGCCCGGCCGGTGATCTGGATCAGGCCGCGCCCGCGGTACTTCGAACCATCACCCGCCACGGTATTGCCGAGGTCCTTGCGGCCTTCATAACCCAGCTGCTGCGGAGTCGGCCCCCAAATCTCGCGGACGTAGCGCAGTTGGCCGGACTCATGACCGACCTGGGCGATGAAAGCCGCGATGCGCAGCGGCGTCAAGATCTGGTGCTTGCTCATCGCTGTGTTCAGGACGGGTGCAAAAACGCCGGCTTTCTGGCCAGCGCTCGGGAGTATCTGCAGCAACTGCTGCGCGGTGATCGGCATTTGGGTTCTCCAGGCAAAAAAATACCCGCTCGATGGCGGGGTGCGGTGATGCTGTGCAGGTGTTATGTGATGGCGTGATTTATGCCTTTAGTGCGTCCAGTTCGGCGCGCAGCTTTTTAACCTGCACGCTAAGCTCCTTTATAGCCCCGAATGCGTCTGTAATTAGTGCTATAGAATCAAGCTGCTGAATCCAAATGTTCCCATTCGCATCTACGTCGTCTTTCTTTCCTGTCGCCGCCAGAGGGTTGATCTCTTGGACTTCATGGGCAATCAGACCTTGAATAAGATTTTCTCCGTCCTTGAAGACTTCTCCGTATGCAGCTCTCTTGAATGTAACTATCCTGTAGGCGTTTACTCTTTCAAGGAACGGAGCGGAAAACTCTTCTACTTGACGCTTAACCCGGTAATCGGATTGAAGCAAAGTAAGAGCCCCAACATAACTTGCATCAATGTAAACGTCTACATAACCGCTATTGCTTGTATTCCAGTTGAGGTTGTAAATATTAGCGCCTCTTGAACCATTCAGACCGGTTCGGCACCACGTTCCTTTCGATGCAAGTCGACCATCGAGCGTCAGCGTTCCGGCTGAGTCATTGATCAGGCGGACGTCATAGTCAGCGGCCGTGTTGTTGAAGTGAAAATCGATCCACGGGGTTGTGTGGGTCAGCTCCAGCGCCCTGAAGGTAGCGACATCGGTTGTGCCGAGACCTATCCCGGAGCGTGCGCTGGGTCCATCTGTGCCACCAGTACCGCCCTTTGTGATCGGCACTGTATTTTCAATCGCTGCACTCCCAAGCCCGAGATTTGTTCTGGCTCCCGCCGCTGTATTTGCGCTTGTTCCGCCAGACGAAATCGCAATAGGGCTGGCAGTGACGCTAAGTTGGGCGACGGAAAGAACGCCGGCATAGGAGTAAGTCATCACCGGCCCAGCAGCCGTATTGTCCGAGTTCACAGACCACCAGGAATGCCCGCCGCCCGCGCCCCCGCGATTACAGATGTAGTTCGCGCCCCCGTCGCCATTGCCGTTCCAGCCCATATACAGGCCTTGAATATTGTATCCGACGGGCGTGCCGCGAAAGCCAATACTCTTGACCAGCAGATCGTTGGCACCGCCTCTCAGCCCAAGGTTTACGAGCGCCGTGGCACCATCAGTAGCGCCGGTCCCGCCTTTGGCAATCGGCAGAATGTCGTAGTTCCCGGTCGTGCCCAGCGCGGCCAGCTTCTGGCCGTACTGAAGGACCAGAGCGCGCAGCGCATCGGCGGAAGCCTGCACGTAGCCCTGCAGCGGAGCCAGCGCATACCCGCCCGCGCCGTTGGTAGCACCCTGATAGTTTGGCGATATCGACATGGCCGTATCACTGGCGATGTTCGTCACCTCGTACCAGCCGCCATCCGGGCCACGAAAGCCATCGCCGACGCGGCTGTTTGCAATGAATGCCGTACCAATGCCAATAACGGCGTTTGAATTTTGGGTGACGGAAACCGTCCCGGTCTTATACCAAGGCATTGAATTCTCCTAATTATATGCCTTGATTCAGGCGGTTAGTTTTGCGCAGAGGAATGGCCGGTGGCCCTGATCTGTCCATGCCGTTGTAGCGAGGCTATACATCATTATTTTTGAATTGGTGTAATCGACTGCTATTCCGCAGCCTCCACCGCTTGCGCCGTTGTGACAACTCATAGCAAATGAATTTATTGATATAAACTCGCCGGCCCCAAGCAATTTATCGATGCTCCATATATACCGACGACCGACGCTAAGCTGATCGCTCCCGACGTATGTCCAGTTACCCGCAGCAAACGTTACGACAACTGGAGGTGCACCGCTGTCGTATACAAGCTCGCCGCCAGCTCCCCAAATACGCATCCCAAAAGAGGCTGTACTCATGGCTGCCCATGCGGCAATAAAATATTGACCGCTCAGCGTACTCTGTACGTTTGAGGCTTTCATTGCGAAGCCTGTCCAATTGCCCGGACCACCTGTAAACCATACTGATATCGGCACCTGGACGATGCCGTTTTGATCGGGCCTGATGAACACTATTGGAGGATCTGCACTTGTTACCGCGCGTGGAAACGTGACGTTTGCGTTTGTGGTTCCTGAATAAGTGCCCTTCGTGAGTACGCAAAGCCTAGGCGTTTCCGAATCAATCTGCACGAAAGAGCTTTCATTGATGCTGATGACGCCAAAGCTCATACCTTAAACCTCACTGCGTACCCCTTGGCAACAATCCTTGTCTGGTTGGTGTTCCCGAGATTTGCTGATGGATTTGCTGAGCGGATGACTACTAGGTCTTTTGCCGTTGTTACATACGGGTAGGACTTTATGTTTCCGAGAGGGTCGGATTCAGCGTTCTGGATATCTTGGGCTCGGGTGGGAATAATCATGAAAACGCAATTGGCCGGGTCGAAACCCGGAATGCTCAGCGTGATTACCTTGGCTGTTGATCCGGTTGTATCGCTGAAATCCACTACCCCCTGCCAAATCACCTGATAAGTGTACGTGGTCGTATCCATGACCAAATTCCCGTTTTCGTCCCAAACTCTGGCTCCGTAACTCATGCGGCTAAATTCCCCCACTGGTAGCGCAACTGGCCTCGCTCGTCATAAACCTTGCCGCCTTGACCGTTAATGACCTGCCTGCCTCCCCCGGCAAGTGGTGAGTTGATTTCGAACGTACCGTCTTTGCTCAGAATCCAACCGCTCTGCCCGGCCAGGTAATTGGTCGAACTGATGTAACTCCCAATCTTGGCGTTGGTGATCGTGCCGTCTTGGATGAACGTCGGACCAAGGAACAACTGGCCGTTCTGTGCAACGAAAGGCGTCGAAATAGCACCACCCGCTAACGTGTTCACCAGCGCAAACCGATCAGCCGACATGAGGATCTGGCTTTGCAGCACACCGCCAACATTCTCAATCCCTGCGCCTATCCCGGCCATGACGTACTGGCCGTTGGAGTTGACTTGCAATTTGACGGTATACATCGCCGTCAGCTTGCCGTCAGTGCTCGCCTGGGCTGTGCTTACGGTCTGAACCGCAGCACTGGCGTTATTAGCAGTTGTTTGAACCCCATCCACTCGCGTGGACAGCGCGCCGTCTGCGTTGGCTCTGGTGGTTGCTTCAGACTGGATGGCGGCCTGATTGCTACCGACGGACGAGGTCAGCGTCTGTATCTGTTGAGCGGTGGCCTGCCGGTCCGTGTTTGCGGTTGACTCAATCGTCGTGATCTTCGATTCGCTCGTACCTACGCGAGAATCGATTGCCGTAATCCGCTGGGCAGTCGCCTCGCGGTCCGTGGCAGTCGTCGTTTCGACGGTGGTGATTCGTGCCTCATTGGTGCCGACACGCGCTTGCAGAGTCGTGGTGCGCTGAGCCTGGGCGAAATCCTCTTCCGCCCTGATCTTCACTTCCTGTGCCGCGCTGGCCGTGCTGTCCCAACCTCTGAGCGCATCGAGCAGATCGCCTTCCCCGCTGTCGGCCCGGTACTGCGCCTGCACTGCCTGGAGCTGACTTGCGGTCGCCGTGGTCCTGCCGTTCACCGTCTCGATGTTGGCTGTGTTTTTGGAAACCTGATCAGCCTGGGCGTTAGCGGCGCGAATGGACTGGCCTGTGTTCACCCAGTAAGCCGGGTTCGGCGGGCCGTTCGATCCATTGGCAGCCGCAGGCACCGCTGCAATGGCCGTCCAGAGGTTGTCACCCACGCGCACGGTGTTGTCGCGGACATAGGCGTCAGTCGGCACATAGACCAGCGCGTCGGTGATTTCTCCGATCTCGGCCTTGAGCTCAGCCAGGCGCTCATTAACCGATCCGTCACCGTCGCCACTAATCAGCTCAATCTCTGAAAGCAGGTTCTGCGCAAGCTCGGTCTTGCTGATCTTGCCGGCCAGAGCAGACAGATAGGCCGACACATCGTTTGATGTCGACGTAGGCACATAAAGAAAGGCGCTCTTCCCGTATGCGTTGGTCGAGCGGATGAAGTAGTAATAGTTGGTGTAGAACGCCAGATCGTTGTGGGTGAACGACTGGCCCTGGCCCAGGTACTGCGCCGTGCCCGATGTCGCATTGGGGTTGGTGCTGAAAAAGTACTCGTAGGTGCCGCCGTTCAAGCCGTGGTTCGGGTTCTGCGGGATCAGCACGATACTGTCGATCGACGATTGCACCACGCACGACTCAGGGATAGGAGGCCCCTGAATGCTCACCGATATACTCGCTTCGCCAGATCGGGCCATTGGGCCCAGGGCGGCCACACTCATTGTGTATATGCCTGACGCCAATCCGTTGATGGCAAGCGTGTTGGCCGTCGCGGGCACCGAGCGTGACTGAGCGACACCACCGCCCTGGCGGACCGTGACCACATAGGAGGTGACGATGCCCAGCGGTGGAACCCACGACAGTACGCCCTGCACCACCTCAGCAGCATCGCCAGGAGACCATGCAAGCCCGGTGGGCGAGCCAAGCCCGCCGCTTGGCAGGTTGATGAACCCCAGCGGGTTGTAAGGCTGGCCCACGGCATCATCGAAGATTGCCGCCTCGTACTGCTTGACCTGAACCGTGCATCCTTCGCTGTCACCCATAGACCAGTCGGAGACGATGAACTCGCCAAGGATGTTCAGTGACGGCAGGTTCACACGCACTACTCGGCCAGGCCGGCAGTTGTAGCCTGAGAAGTTCATCGGCAGGCTGATTGCGCCGCCAGCACGCCTTTGGCGCATGGCGATGTTCGCCAGGCGCTGAGGCTGATAGGCGTCGGTCACATACGAGAACGTCATCGTCTCAGCAGCTTCGCCGCCGTCCTCAAGAATCCATTCGGAAACGCTGACCTCTGGGTAATCCGTCTCGGTCCAGGACTGTTCAGGATCAATGAACGTGCCGCGCACCGTGTTGATGGCGGAATCGTTCGTCGACTCGGTACTTCCAGAGACCGTGCCGATGATCATGTCTTCGGTGATCTCGAAGTCATACGGGCCGTAATAGGCCCCTGCCTGGAGCATCCAGCGGCCGCCGACGCGGATCAACTTGCCGGCGCATGACGCTTCCAGCTTCTGCAGTACGCCCGGACGTTGCTCATCAGCACCAATCACGCAAGAAGTGCGATAGCGCTGGCTGACGGAGCCATCGGCATTGGTCAGCGCTTCATCGCAGACGTTTGCCGCACTGGCAAATGTCTCGAAAATGATCTCGTCATCCGGAACGTTGCAGCGGGTGCGTAGATACCAGAGGATGTGCAGCGCGGTGTTGGCGGTGTAGATGTTGTTGCCGGTGCGCGGGTCGTAGATGTCATTACGGCCACGGACCACAAAGCGGGTGTCAGGGATGCCAGACGGGAACTTCTCGGCGCTGTACTTCAGGGTGATGCGCACGAACGACAGGCCGCGCCCGATCTGGCTGTCTTTCCAGTCCTGGCAGTTGGCCTTGAGGAATGCGTTCACCTCTGTCGGGTTGACGATCAGCTCATAGCTCGCGAACTCACCGAACGAGCCGATCTCTTCCTCACCTAGGTAGATGTTCTCCAGGCCATCGATCGCGCCTTCACACAGCACGTATACGAGGTGAATTTGCTCGCCTTCTGTGAGGGTGCCGGACTGCTCCTGCGCCCAGACCAGCACGCCGCCGGTGGATACGCGGCCAAGGATGAATCGGATCGGTGCTTTGGACGACCTCACCGTTTGAGCGGACGGCTCGTTATCGCGCAACGGTGATTTGGTGTTGAGCTTCTCCTGCTGTGATGCTGCATAGAAGGCCAGGCCAGCGCCGATTGCAGCGCCGACCGGGCCACCTTGCACGAAGCCGATCACAGCGCCGACGGCTACCTGGGCAATCTTTTTAACGCCACTGGGCATTATTCAACCCTCCAGGCTGACAACGGCTCACACACAACTCGAGCAACGCCGTCATCGGTCGTTGCCCAGTAATCACCCGCCCAGAACACGGCCATGCTGCGACCTGCTGGTGCTTCGTACATCACGACGTCGCCGCGCTGGATGAACGGGACTGCCACCCTTGCAAAGCAGGCATCCCATGCAGATTCCAGGCTGCCGTGACGCTTCTTCAGCGCACGCTTGGCACCCGCCTCGGTCTTGTAGGTGCCTCGGTATTGCTCTGCAGGATCGACACCGCACACGGCGCTCGAGCAGTCGGCGGCGAACAGGCAACAGTCAAATTCGCCCCACAAAAAAGGCCGCCCTTGGGCAGCCTTGATTACTTCGTTCAGACGCGTGGTCCAGTCTCGATGGCGCATATCTAACTTCCGTAGTTGAAGGTCGGCGCATCCTTGGCGGACCCCCAGTAGATGGGCCATTCGGACATTTGCGCGATTGCGTAGAAGAAGCGGTCGCCCTGGTGCCGGGCGCGGTGGTTTTCGTCAGTCCAGCGCTCGGTGCCGGTTCGGCTCCACTCGGCCATGCGGTCAATGACCGGCACGGTGATGGTGTTGCCGTCCTGGCCATTGCCCGCGAACGAGAACTTGGCGGCGTCCATGCGCCCAGAAAACAGGATGTCGGCGGCGTAGTTGCCAGCCTCGTCAAACACCACGAAGATGACCTTGGCCATTCGGCCCCGGCATCGCCACCGAGGCGGCCATCACCGGCAGCATCACTCTGGCATGGTCCAAGCGCGCGTGGCAGATCTGGAAGAACACATTCACCCGGCTGCCGATTGCCGTGCAGTTCCCGATCACCGACTCGCTGGGCAACAGCTACACGTTCAACTTCCCAGCAGTGGAAGTGGATGGCGAACTGCCCAGCGGTGGTAAGCGGGACCTGATCGAGGTCGAGCTGAGCTACACAGTGGCCAAGCAGAGCCCGACCATCACCCGCTTGGCTGCACCAGATCCAGACGCATAACCCTTTTGGCTGCCCCGGTGATAACGCCTGCCGGGGCGGTCCTTTTATGGCGTGGCGTTGAGGTTGCATCATGGCTATCAAGCTGAAGAACAAAGAAGTGGTCGATACCGCTGCGAAGTGGTTCGATTTCGACGCAGACACCAAGGTAATGCTGGTCTCTCTGGACAGCACCGAATACCAGATCGCGATGGAGCGCATGCGCAGACGCGTGCAACGCAACGACGCCCAGTTCCAGGAAGGTGACATCGGCGTGATCGCAGGCGAGAAGACCGAATACGCCAATCACTGCCTGGCTATCGCCTCGTTCCTGCTGAAGGACTGGACCGGCGCAGTGGATGGCGACGGCAACGAAATCAAATACACCGAGCAGGTCGGCGCTCAGATGCTCGAGGACAACGTCGAATTATTCCTGTTCGTTCTGGAGCACAGCGGCGACCTGGCCGCCTCCAAAAAAGTGGAGCAGGTCGAAACGCTGGAAAAGTCATCGCCCGCTTCCAGTGGGAAAGCGAGTGGGCAGGGCCGGAAGCCGAAAAGCGCAAGCTGATCTTCCAGCGGTTTGGCATGCCTGTTCCAGATGAGCCGCCCCAAGACCCGATAACGGCATACCTGCTGAACACTTTCAGGGGTGTTTGCCGGGGGCGGCGGTACATCTCGGGCATGGGCGGCGTGTTCCCAATGCCGCTTTCTGCCCGCGAGATATCGGACTGGCTTGACGCAAGGCCCTCTCCGATACCTCGGGAAGAGGTCGACGAAGTGGTCTTTGAGCTGGATCGTCTTTTCATGGATCAGGACGACGAGGAAGAAGAGGATTAACGGTCGTTCGCCGTTGCGCCCGATGATGGTAGATTGCTGGCATTAATTGGAATCGGAATTCAGAAATGGAAGCCAGAAGGGAAAGCCTGAGAGCTCTTGCGGTAGCGCTAGCTGACAGGACTGATGCGGTGCGCAATCAGGTCATGCAGCAGGGAGGCGATATTCTCGCTGCCTTGGCAAAGGAGCGCGATTACGTAATTGAGGTGATGGCGGATATGGACGAAAAAGACGCCGTTTTATTTCAGCAACTCCACACCGAGGAGCTTGAGAGAAGGATTAAATTTTTAGAGGAAAGCAACGACGAATCAACACGTTACCTCGACGAGCTTTGCTTAAAGCGAAATGCTGCGCTCGAAAGATGGATGCCTAGCGGGAAAGTCTGCCGGGAGACGGTTCGGGCGTATGTAAAGAGCGAGCTTGAGGCCCTTGAAGCGGTTCATAAAAATGGCGGAAACAGGCACCAGAAGGCTCTTGACCAGCAAGACGATTTGGAAGCTCTGCTGGAGGGGCTTAATGACGACGAAAAGCTGAAGATTATCAACATGCAGACTGCGGAGATATTAGCCGCTGATGCAAAAATGAAAGATGATCTTCATGAGATTCTCAATCCCCCGCTTGAAACTATAGATCGTGACCCTCAGCCTTCTTCAATTGAAATAGAGCCGAGCTCGGGCAAGGGAATCATGGTAGTGCTGTTGTTTGTGGCGGTTGTAATGCTGGTTCTTTTCAAAATTGCGTCATAGACGAATTACCAAATAAACGCCCGCTTCTGCGGGTTTTTTTATGCCCGGAGAAAAGTATGGCCCTCACCTCACGCCTCGCTATTGAGGTCGATAGCCGCAGTGCTCAGCAGAAAGTGGACGATCTTCGCCGAGGTCTACAGGCGCTGAACGATGCGGGCCTGAGGACTGGACCGATTATTTCCGGTGCTGGCAACGCAATTAACGGCGCCGGCCAAAATGCCAGATCAGCTACCGCTCAGGTTCAAAGCCTAGAGCGTCAAGTAAAGTCGCTTGGTAGTGCTGCTGCTGGCATGGCTGGGCCTCTGGCGGCTGCGTTCAGCGCTAAGGCTTTCTACGATGCAGCCGAGGCATACAGCACACTCACGAACCGCATGAAGCTGGTAGCTGACAGGCAGTTGCAACAGATCACAGAAGGCACCAAGCCAAACAAGAACGCCGGCAAGGAGAAGGCGTATCAGGAGGATGCCGGAACCAAGATGCTCGACGACGCGCGCCAGCGCTACGCGGTGCTGGTTGCGCAGAGCAAGGAGCTATTGAATCAGGACGGCACCACCAAATCGATAGGGGCGGAGCAGAAGAAGCTGGTCGAGCTGGAGACTGAAATTGCTCAGTTGAAGGAAAAGAAAACGCTCACCTCCTCGCAAAAGCAAGTTCTGGCCATGGCCGAACTGAACATTGCGCAGCAGAAGCAAAACGCCAGCCTTGAAAAGGAAGTCGAGCTCAGGAAATTGGCTGCTGAGGAAACTCAGAAGATGATTTCCTTTCAGGCGAACCTGAACAGCCAGCTATCCAAGGATCAGGTCGGCCTGAACAATAGCCTTGCAGGCCAAGGAATGGGCGACCAGGCGCGCGCCCGACTTCAAGAGGAGTTTGGGATTCAGGAGCAGTAACGCCGGGCGTCACCTCCTTGATGATGTGTGAAACGACTTTTGCGCCGGAACTCATGTGAGTCTCCTTTCTGCGGGCATAAAAAAACCCGCTCAAGGCGGGCCGGATGGGTGCTTCAGGTTCAACCGGCGCGGAAACCGGATATTCACGTTGATCTGATAGAAGCCTTCGTACTCGCCTGCGTCGACCTGGCTGGCCTCGATGCACTCAAGGTCGCCTTCAGTCCAGTAGGCAAAGTGCGCTTCCAGTGCGTCGGCCAGTTCATTCAGGCCGCGCATGCCGGTGCGAAGCCGGGCAAAGCACTGCACGACGATAATGCCGGGCTTTCGGGTGTAGGGCTGGTCGGCCATGCCGGCCATGAAGGCGGTGGCGTGCTGGATGTGTAGGCGGCACCATAGGCCGTCGGCAGGCGGCTTGAACACGCCTGAGCCGTCTTGGTTCTGAGCCGGGTACTGAGCGTTGGGATAGAAAATGCGTTCCTGCTCAATCCCGGTGAAGGCCACCATGCGCGCCGTGATAGCTCTGCGGATCTGCTCATAGGTCATGATGCATACGCCGCTGCCACGCCAGCGAAGGCGAGCCCAAAAATTCCATTGGGGGCTTGCTTGGAATGGCCGTTCTCTAATTTTTCGGCGTAAACCAAATTATTCTGGATGTAAATGATCGAAAAAGGCTTGAGGCCAGCCAGAACCGAAGCGCCCTTGCTGATCGTGGCAGCTCCGGTCGGGTCCAGGGTCTGGCTGTTCGAGAACACTGGCGAGCCAATCGTGACCGTTGTGTTCCCGCGAAACCTTCCGGTGTCCACCGGGGAGCGACTGATGATCTCACCCAGGAGCGCCATTGCGATGATTCTCAGCTGCTTGGTCATATCGCCTTCAATCTGAGCGATGAATGCTGTGGGGGGCGTGCTCCATCCGGCCATCAGATTTGCCTCAGTTGGATTTGATAGATGGCAGCTGTCGGATCGGTACCCACCGCGAGCACGTCATACCCGTTAATCTTGTGCCCTGCCTGCGGAACGCCTGTCACCTCGTTTGTGAGCGCGGTTAGTTGCTGGTCTGATGCCTTGATGCTCTCACCGTCAATCAGGTTGGCCTTGTAGCTCCCGAAAATTCCGCGCCCGCTGTATTCAATAACGGTCGGTGGCCCGCTGATTTCGCTGACAGGGTCCCAGCTACCCGGCAGGGTTATGCCGCCAGTGAACTGCTGTACGGCGTCAGCCAGGCCGTCAGGATCGTCGAACGCCTCCGCCAGTTCAGCCTGAATTTCTTCACGCATGCCCATGATCAGATCCTTTTCAGCATGATAGTGCCGGACCGCTTGATCCACGGCGCCAGAAGCGCGATAGCGAAGTTCTCGCCCTGAGACATATCCGAACTGCCGGCGACGTAGGTCTTGCTGACCGAAGTGCCAGACTGAGCAGAAACGGTCTTGCTCTGAACTTCCTTCTGCGTGGCCTTGTACAGATTGCCTGCGGCCGCCTCTTTAGCGACCTGAGCGCCAGCCGTTTTGATCTCGACGGGCGTCGGATCGGGAACGACTCGCTTAATCTTGGCCGTGAGCCAGGCGTTTGCCATCGTCACAGCAAGGACCGGATCACCTGTACCCGCCCAGGCAGGACCAAGCTGAGCATTAACATCGGCAACATTGATGAAATCGGTCATGTGCGTGTCCTTATTCCTTCGGCACCAGAGCCTGCAGGTCTTCTTTCTTTGCCGTTGCGTCGAACTCGATGCCCTTGGCGGTGAGCCACTCTTTCAGCTCCGGGACCTTCATTTTCAGAGGGTCGGTTTCCGGCGCTTCCTGCTCGAGCTTCAGCGCTTCAGCGATCTCCTCAGCCGAACTGCGAGATTCGTAGCCCTTTGGCGGGTAGTTGCTGGCCTTGTAACCAGCGGCGACGTACTCAGAGACGGTTGGGCCGTCTGTTCGAAGCCGCCAGCTCTCATCGCTCCCGCCAGCTTGGTTGCCACCCTGGCTTACAGGTGCGGTTCGCACTTGATTGCGCAGTTTATTGATTTGGGCACCTCCACCCGACGCCACCAGCGGCGAGCGATGAAATCAATTGCGCATCTTTCCATCAGTTGATACCTCCGAGACGCGAACGCAGTCGAGCGATCTCGTCGCTCTGCGTCGTCACCTTGTCAGTGAGCTGAGCGACTTGACTGGTAGCTGCACAAGAGACAAGGCCAGTTCAGGGCGTTGCAGCCATAGCCAATGACAAACTTAAAAAAACCGATTTATCTCCAGGTGATATTCTTATATTACTTGATCAACCTGACAACACTTGCTTTACGCATAAAATTATAAAAACAGGCCAGCTCCTACCCTCTCTTTCCGCGCTGCGCACTAACAAAGGCGATCCCGCACTGGTCCACTCCGTAATATGGTCAAAAACACAAAAGAACCCGGACAAACTTGAAGCTAATGGCAAAGGAGAACCAGAAATCGTTCAGATGCGAGGCGGAAATCAGCAGTCTTCATTGTCAGGCCCAGTTCAAAAAGGTCTGTACAAGGTTTATTCCCCAAAAGATAAAAACCTGGGCGATTGGGCGGCCCAGATTGGCCAAATGTGGAGCGCGGACAAAAAGGTTCCTTACTCAAAGCTAAAATGCGTATTGAGTGTTGTACGCAACTCTGGCTTCAAGAGCGGTGGCAAAGCAGCCAGCGAGAAATATGGAGCTCAAGCCTTTGAAAATTCGCCTCGTATACGCGGCGCTTTTTGCTCTCACTTTGTACTTGCGGCGTATCAAGCTGCTGCCAAGAAAATCGGAATCCCTATCAGCGGCGCTTTAAAAGTTGATGCAGAAGCAACCTCTGTCAGAACATTAGAGCATTACCTAAAAAAGGACGACCAAGGCTTTGATTTTAAAGGCTATCTAAAAATCGAACCTGAGGATGTGCTGTACCAAGAGTAAGATAGTTGCAGCTCATAACTTCGTGAAGGACGCTGCTGGGAGAAAGATAGCTCACCGCATGCAAAGACCGTCCAATGCAGCCCGGCTTTCATACTCGACCCGTTTTAGGCTCATTTTGTATAGTCCGCGCCATTATTTCAAAAGCGCCAGATTTCGCGAGGTCAGCAGCATTGGAAAAGACGGTGCAACGGTCGCGGTAGGAAGGGCAATCACCTACTGCCCCCCCCCCCCGCACAGATACGCACGTGCAGAATTAACGTATACGGCTCCTGCCTTGGGTTTTTACGCCAAAGCGAGTTATGGGATAAGGATGCATGGTTAGCTCTGGGGATAGGTATGAACGACCGGGCAACGCAGTCATGCGCGCCCAATTCAAACGGTGTTGCTCTTATAAGCTTGGCTATGGCCATGCGCCCAGCCACGAACATACCGCTCTTTGGTTTGATCGCAGAAATGCGCGAACCTGAGAAGGTCGAATGTTTCGGGCTTTCCCTCTCCACGCTTCCTGCAATCTTCGACCGCAAACCAGCCAAACCGTAGCAAATGTGTTCTCTCTGGAAGTAGCCTCAGGTTGAACTGAGCAAATCGAACTTCCCAGTGCCCTGCGAAAAACGCCATGCATCTTCATGCGCTTCAAACCCACGCACACTGTCGTCGGTGTACCGCACGGCGATCATCTCACTCTGCGCCGCACGCCCAAGCCATTGTCTGACCCACAAATCCATTATGTAGCGCAGGTAAGTATTGGTTAGCAGCGGTGAGATGGGCGCTCCTTGTGGTGCGCCCTACCAGCAACATCGCGTCGAAAAGTGGCCCCTTCATAAACCATGGAGTTTGGCCATAATCATTTCCCGGAAGGTCACGACGGTCGTAGGGCAAAGATACCCCCGCGCTGTAATGAAATTAAAGGATTCAAAATGATTTATGTATGCCTGTGGATGAACGGATGCTCGATGCAGATGCGCCCAAACTGTTTTTTGATGACGTGATCCGGTTTTTGAAAGGGGTCAAGGCAATGAGTGCGTGCACATCGTGCAGCGCGCAGTCCTGGGAAATACCTGCCGGCTCGTTCGAGCACTCAGAGGTCGTGCTGACTCAATCGGGGATGACACAGGAATCCGTCATGCTTATGTGCAACAACTGCGGCATGCAGCGTGCTCATTCGGCCAGGTTCATAGGCAACTGGCTACTGAAAGACACAGAGACGTCTGCCGATGAGTGA